CTAAATCTTATCCGCGTGATGCAGCTGAACGAACTTATCCCACAGCTGCTCTTCACTCTCTGTACGTGCCGGATCTTTCGTAATGGTATTGGGGATCGGGCACACCTTCTGGCAGGTCGGGGTCTCATAGTGGCCCACGCACTCGGTGCAGCGGTCGCCGTTAATCTGATAGATGCTCTCACCCATAGAGATAGCCTCGTTGGGGCATTCGGGTTCGCACATATCGCAATTAATACAGCGCTTTGTAATAAGTAAAGACATATCAAAGGTTTATCTGTAAATACAATTAAAATCAATAAGTTATATGGTGGTTCTATTACTCACTATCATTAACTTACTGTATGTTGATCCAGTGTATTAAACGCTGATAAACTCAATCCAGTAACACAAACCAGCAACACACAGCTGATTATCTCCGACAAAAGATAAGCATGTGTGAGCTTGCTTTCTACCCTTGGTAGATAAGGATTGAGAATGCCGCGCACTGTAACACATAAACCAGATAGCCCCAATAATGAGGATGTTTTATCCGCATCGGAAAGGTGGGAAGCCTGTAAACCTCCCTATACCAGCTCGCACATGAAAATCTGTGTTGCTGCCGCCAAAATCATTATGTCAGCGTCCGGGGTAGCCCGACGGTCTAAGTACGAAAAAGAGAACTATCTCCGTATTGATTTCAGCAAAGCTGGTAAGGTGACATTTTACGCAGAGTTCCCGAAGAAGATGGGTCTCAAAGGCAAAAAGCTAGGGGAGTGGCCGGAGCTTGCCATACAGCTGGCGCGAGAGAAGGCGCTAGGAATGGCAGATGGTGGCCTGCGGGCTGAGTCGGTACATGCCGCGCTGGAAATGTACCGTGACGATCTCAAGGCCAAGGTTGCGAGAAAGAAGCTGGGAGAAGATAGCTTCAAGACCTATGGCGTCCGCATAGATCGTATTAAAGAAACCTTCGGTGAGCGTGAGGTATTCAGTGATATTACTTATTCCCGGCTGGTGGACGTTCTCGACGAATGGATAGCCACACGCTCAAATAACAACGCCCTCGAACTTTTTGCAGAGCTTCGACGTGTATGGAAGTTTTGCTCTCCCACCCTTTGCAATGGCCGTAATGTAGCTGCCAGCCTTCCAGATGACTACGTTTCCTCTCGTGTGCAAAAGCCTACCCCAACACGCCGCTTTACGGACATTGAGTCTATTGCAAGACTCTGGCTAAATGTTGCCGCCTGCACCTCGATTCATCAAAAAAATGCTGTAAGGTTTATGATCCTCACCGGCGTTAGACCGATCAATGTCCATAATCTACGCTGGGATTATATCCGTGAAGATGAAGGAGAAATAGTTTATCCGGAAGGGCTGATCGGTATGCGTGGTGCTATGAAAACACAAAAAGCTTTTCGCCTTCCTATCACCGCTCAGTTAAAAGTCATTATAGAAGAGCAAAAAACCTGGCGTAATTCAGTCAGTAATTGCAACAGGGATTATGTATTTCTACAACCACGTGACCCAATGGAACCATTTTCTAAGCGCTCACTGGACAAGCTAATAAAGACATATACGCCTGCTGGCGCAATTAAAGGGATAGTGCATGAGGGAACAATAAAAGGGAGAGAGGGGGCTTTTAATACGATGTGTCGTAAGTTTCTTAAGAGCAATGTTATTGCCCTGATGAAACAAAGAGGCTACTCCCGTTCCGACAGAAAGGAAATAAGCCTCTTGTGTTTACATCACTCATCGAAATCAGATGATCCGATGGGCGAACATTACGACTTTTCAGATGAGATATTACAGGAAGAAATTGCTTTGAAGAGGGAAGCATTTGAAGCGCACGAGCAGAGTATATTAGCACAGGCGGCATTAATACGCCGACGAAGTTAATACTGACTCCGGCATTTCTGAATAAAAGCGTCAACGTTACGCCGCTCATAGCGAACGACCTTGGCGCTAAAGCGAATGGGGGCAAGGACTGCCCGATGACGGTGCTTGATGTTCCATTCGCAAAGCGTTTTTTGGGTGATCCCCAGCTTACCGCACACCTGGTCAGGAGTAAGCAGGTCATCAGGATGCTCTATCATTTTGCACCTCATCTTTGACTGATTGAACTACAAGCCGCTGCCAGATAGCCGACACATATTTAGCCTGGTGTCTGGCGTCTGCCAGCGCATTGTGCATAACACCTTCAAACGGAATATCCCTGCGCGGGTTGATACCAATGGCACGTCCCAATTCGACGATGGTTCGTACATCACGATCATGGGCAAAATGCCAGACGCATGGGATGGATTCACGGTCATAGCTGGCCCGCAAAATTACGTTATCGAAGGTAGCTCCGTTTCCCCATACCTGAACTTTGCCAGAGTCGGCGTTGTCGCGAATAAAGGTGTTCAGCTTAATCAGTGCGGCTGAAATAGATATCGCATCCTTATCGCAAATTGCCGCTCTAGCTTCTTCGCTTTGCTGCATCCACCACATGATGGTATCGGCATCAGGAACCGCGCCGCCGCTAACTGCGCTCTTAAGGCTGACTACGCGGTAAAATTCCTGGCCGATTTCACCAGTAGAGGGCTCAAAGAATACCGCACCGATGGAGACGATAGGGGCGTTTGGTTTATTACCCATAGTTTCTAGATCGATCATTAAATGGTTCACGTTAAATATTCTCCAGTGTCGGCGCTGGTGGAACGGCTGCGAGCATGGCTTTGTAACCTGCTTCATGCCCGCGCCAGTTAGCTACCTCAGATAGCCAGGCATTTATCATTAAGTGTGTTGGCTCCCTCGGCACCATCACCCAGCCATCCGGAATTACCGGGTAGCTGTCTGCTTTACGTCGCTCCCTGTCCAGGTCTGTCTGCAATTGAATTACCCACCGTGCGAGTTCACCCATTTCCCCGGATTCAAGCCGTAAATCATCTAAGCGATATTTATCAATCATTGCTGTTATCCTCACAGCAATGGTGCCGCCCCTCAGGATCATTGGAAACATGCCCACAGATATCGCACTCTATCTCATCTGGTGGAAACTCATCACTTGAAGGCTCTGCTTTATCAGCAAGCATTTCGGAACGGTAGGCGTTCAGGAATGCCGCCACATCTGTCGCGCTGACTCGAGCTAACGTTTCCGAGCACTCATCGCAGCCCAGGTAAAATATGCTGGAGACGTCGTTCGTCCGTAGACGGCCATTCTGAACAGAGTTATTCCCGACAATAGCAGTGTCCCATGTAAGCGATTTGCTTCCGCACTCCGGGCACGACTTTATGTCTGCCGGCGAGAAGCCGTTGTGCCCTGATAATTGCGTAGGCTGCGGCGAGGTGTAGAGTTTAATTACCCGGCGCTCGTCGGCGTGTGGCGTAACAGGGTTTACAGTGAATATATATCCGCAGCCACTGCGCTCAACGTCGCGTAACTCCTGTTCGTCAGTCCACGCCACCGGATCGCTCTCCAGGCAGGCTCGCTTTCGTTTCAATTCGCGAGCCATTATTGCCGCCTGGCGGGGTGTAAACATATCACCGGCGATTATGCGATCGAGTTCTGCATCAGTGAACTCGTAATCATCTGGGACATTATGAACCTCTGCGAAAAGTGGCCCACTGGTTAATTTGCTGGTCATCTCATCACCCCGCCGTGCTCAGTACGCCAGCCGGGAAAACCAGCTCAGCATCAAAACCAGCGCCTATAGCCCGTACTGCTGTACACCATTCACTGCTACGACGTTCATCCAGAGCCGCTTCTATCTCTGCATCGCGGCGGAGATCGTAAATCTGTACGCTAGGGTCGCCAATTGTGTAGAAGCCGAATTTGTGCGGAGACGGGCAGCGGTCTAGCGCAGCCTGGACGTCATCAATCCAGGCTTGTTCTTTTTTGGTTAATTTGCTGGTCATGGTTGGCTCCCTCTATTTCTTCAATATCTGTGTACGGTGATTCTCGCGTATCAATTTCCTGGTCGCAGTGATGACAGAACCCATCAGCATTGCTCAGCTCGATGTTTGACACCCATTCTCTGCATGACCAGCACCGCCATTCCCCAGGCCGTTTCCACATTTGTTTAGGCATCACTCCCCTCCCTGAATCTGTATGCCAGCCGAGGTGCGCGCGTAAACAATAACCCCATCATCCGGGCGCTTACGTGGCAAATAGATTTCTGGACGAGGCCACAGCGCGATAAATCGTGACTCGCTATTCTCCAGACGGTAATACGCCGCTTGGCTCATCACACCCACCGGCCGAAGCGAACTCATAAGTTCGGCCGCATGCTGTTCAGCAGCCTCTGCGCGGGATTGCAGCTCATTCCACAACTTATCTGCTCTGAATCGCTCATTATCAAAGCTGGTACGCCAATTTTTTGCTTCTTGCTCCAGCTCAGCTATGCGCGCATCTTTGGCCTCCAGCGCCTCTATCAGAGGCAGAATCTGGTCTGGCCCATCTGTTAAACGGTTAAATTCATCACACTCGCTGAAGCAAACCCAGGGAGACATACGCCCGGCAACAAGCTCCTCAGTCGCGGTTTTGGCACGTACAGCAGCTGCTTTCAGTCTTTGGGTCATTTCTGTGATATCAGTCATCGCTTTCCTCCAGAACCAATTGAGTATCATCAGGAACCTGCAGCGTCAGAACAACGCTATAGCCTTTCTCATGCTGGCTAAATGAAGCCGGCCATGCCGGAAGCGGCGTATCTTCATTGACCTGGCCGACTCCGAGCGCCCAGCAGCCTTCGTCCGTATAACAGGCAATAACCAGCATTTCGCCGTCAGCAGATTTGAGGTGATAAACGCCAGGGTTGCTGTATATGCAGAGCTCTTCACGAATTGCGCCTTCGCACTCAAAAAGATCATCACTGGCACCGTAAAATTTCAGTTCTTTCATGCTGCCACCCATTCGTTAACCAGCCAGATACCCAATGCTGAAAGAACGATAATTGCGATCAGCGCTATACCGTTCAGAATTAGCGCCTTCCTAAGAGGGCGATTGCTTAGGGATTCTGAGTTCATTTGCAAAGTTCCTCCCATTGTTTAATTAGCCTCAACCTGCCTGCATTAATGCTGGTGGCATGATAGGTAACGCGAACTGTATGGCATCCTTTAGGGCACTTCAGCGCCCCATACCGCATGAAGGGGCTGTTACCATGCCAGGCGAATTGAGCTGTTGCTCCACAGGTTGGGCATTTGAATTGGTTGGTATCTGTCATGCGGCATCACTTTCTGCAGATGAAGCGCCATGATCATTTGACTGTTCACAATCATCAGGCGCGGATGTTTCGTATCGGAATTCCTGAAGAATCGACAGCACTTCAGCTTGCATGGCTGGTGGTACTTCAAAGATCAGACCGCCGCTGGTGGTTTCCTTGCATGACGCGATGATCTCCAGAAACTTCCGCGCCTTTCCTGCGTTGAATTGTGGCTTGGCGATGCTTTTGGTTACCTTCTTCTTCCCGGCTGCTTCTGCTTTTTTCATCAGCCTGGAAGCTTCACGATCAGCGTAAACACCATGTTCACGAGAAATGCCGATAGCGATGGCGTAGTTCATTGACCCATCGCGTACAAGCTTTTTGATATACGGGGTGCACTCATGAAGCTGGAGATGTTGAAGGATATCGGACTCTGAGCGCTTAACCTTTGCCGCAATCTCTGACGCGCTCCATCCCTGATTCTGAAGACGATGATATGCTGCACCCCGCTCAAGGGGAGTAAGTGCCAGCCCTTGCGAGCTTGTCACCATGAAAGCAATCTTATCTGCTTCAGTACCGACAAAATCTTTGCATTCAAGCCGCACAATGTCGTGGCCCATAGCGATTGCAGCGAGCGCACCGTGATAGCGGTGGTGACCATCGATCACCTTCACACCACGCTCAGTAACTTCTACGGCCAGCGGCGGAATATATTCACCGGCAATAAACGCATCGCGGAACTCATCAACATGAGCCTGATTCAGTTCGCGAACGTTGTAACCTTCTTCTGCATAAATTGAGGAGATAGGTACATTGTAGGTTTTACGGGTAGTTAACCCGGATTCTTTATCGTTATAGAGCTGGCCTAAGCTGGGCATATGGTCACCGTTTTGAATTAGGGAGTGCTTCGCTATGCGCCCCACCTGGAGGCGCATAAAACAACACACGGGATGGATGGGTTAGATGGAGCCTTCGTAGATAGGCAGGTCTTCGCCGAGCTGGTCTTCCATATCGGTTACGATCTCCTGGAAGGCGTGCTCAATGATTTTTTTCGGCTCGATCAGCTCATACCAGAGGACCAGCTGACCGTCGCGCAGGCGGTAGCGAATGCGCGCATCGATTTGGTACGGTGCGCCATTATGGAAAGGCGCGATTGCCAGGCTGATTTTTTCCGGGATTTTGGTATTACCTGAGCCGGATTTATCATCGCTGTACTGGAACTGACATGTTCCGTCCTGCAGGCGCTTAACCGACTTGAACTCAACTTTCCGTGTCTCCTGGAATGCGAGGACCATTTCCAGCAGCTCGGTGCCTGACGGGCCAGTATAATTATCGCCAACCGGCGCAACGCTCTGGATGTTGTTTTCCAGAAACTCGGCAAAGTCGATCTGATTCATCTTATTGCCGTCGTTCGCGCTCCAAGCCTTCCAGTCGTCAGAGAACGGGCAGTCGTACACCGCTTTATGATCGCCCCAGTTAGCGCTGTTTGCATTCTGGTGATAATCCAGCACGGCGACGATGCGCGTTTTAGTTTTATCGGCAAAAACAACAGAGCGCGCATCGCGGAATCGCTGGATATACGCAATGAGAGAACCGGGAGAGATCAGATTCGAAACCTGGCGGATGCGGCTGGGTGCCAACTGCAACTTTTCCAGAGAGCGAATTTCGTATCCTTCCGGCACAACTACCGATGCGATATCGGTTTGGGTTTTCAGGGTGGCGGATACCAGATCGCGAATTTCGAGCACGGTAGAGCCTTCAATTTGAGACATTGAATAATTCCTTTAGATTTATGTGTTTAAAACAGAGGGGGGGAGGATTACTGGGCCAGCTTAATTGGTGCAGCTTGTGGCGCTTGTTCGATAACTTTTAAATCCATCTGAACTTGCGCCGGATCATCACGTAGCAGATCGCCATCAGCGGTAGAGAACATGATGGTATCGGCGCGGTCCAGTTCTGGGATCGTGCGGGTTACTTTTGGCGTGACCTTCATGGTGTTTTCGTCACGGGTATTCAGCATTGAACAGTTAAGGGTAAGGGTCACGGCTCCCTTTTTACCCGTTTCACGTACAGCCTTGATAACTTCGGCCAGCGCTTCGGTCAGTTCGGCATCGAGGGTGCCTTTGTTGATGTACGCCAACTGCTGGCTAAACGGCGTGGTGTTTTTGGTTTCGGACATAATTATCTCCAGTTATCAGCAAGGATCGCCTTTCTGGGTAAGAAGCCTGTACAGCCAGCTCTGCCGCCAGAATCGAACGAATGATTTGGGGTTGCGAACAGCTTGCACACCGCGAGGGACGCGCATCAGGTCGCCGTAGGGGAAACTAACGTTACGGAAGGTCATATAAATCACCGATTAATTAGGTATCCGGCAGGAGTTGAACCCGCGCTGGGTTGGGCATCCCAGCCAACACCGGGAGCGGACACATAGAAGAAAAAGGGCGGTTACCCATCAGAACATTATCCTCTTCCTCCTTTGGAATGGTGGAAAACTGGATAACCGCCAAATACAGCTACAGAGAGATTGCCTGTCTTTTCACCACATCAGGCTCGGTGGTATCTTGGTAGTTCTCACACAGCCAAGAGGGTAAAATATGAACGGATATGAAAATCTTTACTCAGCAATGATTCCTGAACTTGCTAAGCACTACCAAATTACTGAATTTGATTACAGAAATAATCCTCACACAACCAGCGTATCCCATTGCAGAAGTCATCTTTATAAATTGATTCTTATAGAACTTTACCTGCATGAGCATCGTCTAAAATATAAAAATTCATTAATTCTTCTTGATGGAATTAACTCTCTGCATCACTTGGTTTTTCTAAAAACGAACTGGAGCCTTGAGCAAATTAACAGCTTGAGTCTTTATGCAAAGTTGTTTGTTCTTCTTGATGAGATTGTGCCGAGCAAATTGAGCGATAAAGCTCAGAGTTACTTAGAAGTAATTTCAAAGAGTCAGAATCTTTTGCCAGTTGATCTAGCGAGCTACGCAGGCTGGGTGATAGGTTCAGGTGACCAGTTTTTAAAATACAATTAATAAGATCAGACGCACCCTCAAGTTCGGTCAGTAGGGTGCTCATTTTCCAGCTTAACTGAGTAACGAATCTGTTAAGATCGGAGGTGGCGATAAGTTGTGACTCAATATTATCGCGGATAGCTAATATTTCCGTTGTTACGTTCATATTAATAATCCTTCTAAAATTATGTTGCTGGTGGATTCAGCCCAACCCCCTCACATGGAAGGGGCTGGAATAAATCACATCAATTCATTTGAAGCTACTTACGCGTTAACCGGGCGCTAACCGGTTACTCAGTGATGCCTTACGCTTCCTTTCCCTCACTACGCCGCCGTGGGAACCCGACCGTGTTAACGCCGTCGTCACGCTGCCTTAAAAGGCATCCAATTACGGTCTATCCGAGTTACTATTTCATAATCGTTACTCCTCTTAGTTGTATCAGCGCCAACTACCCACCAGTGTTGCCCATTCTCACGCCGTTCTCGCTCTCGCGCGGGGATAACCTCACACCAACCGGATCGCGCCTGGTGCTACGCCACGTTTACGTGTAGGGGTCTAAACAGGTCATTGACGCTGTAAATATTCATATTGTTAAAGAGCGGTATTGCTTCAGCGGACCCCGTTCGTAGCGTTTACGGTTGGGAATCTGTCTGCTGTTGATGGGTTTAATGTAGGGTATCCAACATTAAGGTGTCAAGAATGAATGTAGGATATCCAACATTTTTTGTTTGGGCACAAAAAAACCGAGCTGGCGCTCGGCTTATTGGAGGGGAAGCGGATTAGAAATCCATTATGACTTGTTTAACCAAACCTACGATTGTGCAATTTTCACCGCACTCTATAGCCTTGTAGTTTGGGTTTAGTGGTACCAGATATCTATGAGGCCAATCCTCGACAAATTTTTTCAAAGTTGCTTCATGACCGCCATCAAGATACGCGACAACTATTTTTCCATTTAAGGCTTCAATGTCCATGATATCAGGCTCCACTATGATCACAGAATCCTCTGGTATTGATGGAGCACCTGATGGATTTGTCATTGAATCACCGCGTACCCTTAAAGCAAAGGCACCATCAGAAACTAACGCCGTGGTGTAGACCCATTCCTTCGCATCATCTGCTCTAATTCCAGGGTCGGTCCTTGTCCATGAACCAGCCTGAACCCAAGAGATTAGCGGCACTTCTTTTACATTGAATATTTCAGGTTTTAGGTTGAGCTTAGGCTTTGGATCACCTTTACCTGAGACAAGCCAGAGCGGATCGCATTGAAGAGCATTCGCTAATGACTGAAGGTTTGCACCGTTCGGTTGATAGTCGTCCTTTTCCCATCCCGTAACCGTGACACGATTTACACCAGCCATCTCAGCTAGTGCCTGTTGCGTCAACTTGAGTTCTTTCCGCCTTTGGCGGATACGGTCGCTCATATTCATCATGTAGGCAATCCTACCATTTTTATTATGTAGGATTCTTGACATTGTTATGTTGGATATCCTACATTAAGTCTAAATTAAACCGTCGGAGAACAAACATGAGGAAATCCGAAGTTGTTAATTATTTCGGAGGTGTCTGTAAAACCGCATTAGCCCTTGGGATCAAGCATCCATCAGTATCCGAATGGCCTGAAATAATTCCTGAAGTTAGGGCGTATCAGGTTGAAAAAATCACCAACGGGCGTTTGAAGTTTGACCAGTCGCTTTATCAAAATTCTACTGATTCAGCCGCGTAAACGTAACTACCAAAGGAAATTCAATATGGTAGAGCAAAGTCTCAAAGAAGTAGTGAAGGAAATGTGTAAGGCGTATCCAGGAGGGCGTGAGGCTATGGCTGGTGCTCTTGGTATGACGGTCACTCAGTTCAATAACAACCTGTACGAGAAAAACGGGTGTCGGTTCTTTGAGGTCGCGGAACTGGAAGCAATGGAAGACATTTCAGGAACAGCTGAACTGGCTGATTACTTCGCTAAAAGACGCGGCGCATTGCTGGTGGATGTACCCAAGCTCGAAGACCTGGATCAGGTCGAACTTTTCAATAAAGCCATGAAGACAGCCGCCATGCGTGGTCATGTGGATCAAGTCATCAATCTTGCTCTGGAAGATGGAGTGATTGATGAAGCTGAAGCGGACGAAATCAGGCACTACCACAGGAAACACCTCTCAGCACGAGAGGAAGAAGTGAAGTCCATTCTTGCTGTCTTTGGTCGACGAAAACCAAAGCGAGAGTAACCCATTACAGGCTCACCACGTAAGCAGGAGGGCCAGTGTATCAGGACGAATATTTTCACGTGACTATGCCCACGGTTTTTTGTCGTGAGGACGCCCCGTGGATTAAAGAGCAATTAGCAGCACTCCCGGCAGGTATGCGGGAAAAAATCGCGATGGCGTATGCGCAGGCGTACCAGGAGGCGTTCGACGCAGAACCGGTGTCATTCCGGCAGCAGAACGCAGCACGACGAACGGCAAACCGCCGATTGCGAGAGTTTTGCACGAGATATACCCCAGCAGTCAGGGGATATACCTCGCTCCCACCCAGGGTATGAATTTTTGAAACCGGGTTGGGGGAAAGGGGGCGGTGTTGGGTTTTAGCCCGAAGGGCTGGAACAGCTTTACCAGAAGAGAACGATCTAACAGATAGATCACTGTATGGGGTTAAAACGTCAACTGGAAATCTGGACGTTTAGCCATCCAAAAGGAGCCAAAATGATTTATTCAGACGCTAACGAAAAATGGGCCCCCGTTCCGGTTGAGCCATATTCCAAAGCCTACGAAGTCAGCAACCTCGGACGGGTCCGCAGTGTTCCGCGCCTGGCTAACTCTGAATATTTTATTCGACACATTCACGGCGGTTTTCTGAAAGGCCGCCAGCGCAAAGACGGGACCAAAACCGTTACGTTGTCGGTTCAGCGTCAGCGCACTAAGTTTGTCATCGCCGAGCTGGTGGCTATGGCTTTCGGGGAGGTTACTGCTAATGCTTAACATCCAGCCCCGCGAAAAACAGATCGTCGCGTTAAACATGCTGCGCAGCGCCTGGAAACAGAATAACTCCTTCATGCTCTACGCCCCTGTAGGATTCGGTAAAACAGCAATAGCAGCGCTGATCACAGATGGCTTTGTCAGCCGTGAAATGCGCGTAATGTTTGTGGCTCCGTACACGGTTCTGCTGGACCAGACCGCAGCCCGGTTCATGGAATACGGCCTTCCTGGCGAAGAAATCAGTTATGTCTGGCGTGATCACCCGTCATACAACCCCACAGCTCTGATCCAGATTGCCAGCGCTGATACGCTTATTCGTCGTGAGTTCCCGGACAATATCGACCTACTGATCGTTGATGAAGCCCACCTGAAGCGCAAAAAACTGCTGGAGGTTATCGACAATCTCACTCGCAACACAGCAACGAAGGTGATCGGCCTTTCCGGTACGCCATTCGCTAAGTTCCTGGGCAATTACTACCAACGTCTGATTAAGCCAACGACGATGAAAGAGCTGATCGCCATCGGTGCTTTGAGCAAATACGAATTTTACGCACCGTCACACCCTGATCTATCAGAGGTGGAAACGTCATATGTAGCAGGCTATGGCAGCGACTACAAAGAAAACCAGCTCAGCCAGGTGATGAGCGAAGCCAAGCTGGTAGGCGACATCGTGAAAAACTGGCTTGAGAACGGCGAAGACCGCCCGACGATTTGTTTTTGCGTAGATGTCGCTCACGCCAACTTTGTTACGGTTGAATTTGCCAGCGCTGGCGTGACGGTTGAAGTTATGACGGCCAGCACACCACACGACGAACGCCAGCTGACGATCCGCCGCTTCGAACAGGGCATAACCAAAATCATCATTAACGTTGGTGTTCTGGTAGCCGGTTTTGATAGCGATGTTCGTTGCATCATCTTCGCCCGGCCAACCAAAAGTGAAATGCGCTGGATTCAGATTCTTGGGCGTGGCCTGCGTGCCGCCCCTGGTAAAGATCACTGCCTCATCTTCGACCACACAGGCACGGTTAATAAGCTGGGTTATCCCGATGATATTGAATACGACTATCTCCCTTCATCATCTGATGGCATGGAAGAAGCGCCGATAAGAGCCGTGAAAACCGATGAAGCGGAGAAGTTGCCGAAAGAATGCAGCCAGTGCCATTACGTCAAACCAGCCGGAATCTATATCTGCCCGAAATGTGGTTTCAAACCGCTGGCCGGGGAAGACGTGGAAACAGACAAATCCCGTGGGCTGAAAAAGGTCAGCAAAGTGGAAGTCAAATACACCACAGAGCAGAAGCAATCCTGGTGGTCACAGATTCTTTTTTACCAGCGCACCCGTGCAGCGCAGGGACGCCCGGTCAGTGATGGCTGGTGTGCGCATACCTACAAACAAAAGTTTGGTGTATGGCCTAGGGGATTACATAACACCCCGCAGCAGATCACACCAGAAGTCACGAATTTCATCAAATCCAAACTGATCGCCTTTGCGAAGAGAAAAGAGAAACAAGGGGAAGCTGCATGAATACCAAGCAAGCTGCAATTGGCCGCTGGTCTGAGATTTTCGAATACTACGGACTGCCAGCCATAACGGGTAAGAACCACTTCAAAGGCGAGTGCCCGCTATGCGGTCGTAAAGGTAAGTACCGCTGCGACAACAAGAACGGCACCGGTTCATACATCTGCGTATGTGGTTCTGGTGATGGCTGGTCCCTGCTATCTGGTTTTACTGGTAAAGAGTTTAAGGTACTGGCCGCTGAAGTGGATCAGATCATCGGCAACGAGTACACCTCTGACCGCACAAGAGCAAACCCTGTACGCACAACGCTGGCGCAACAGCGCGAGAAGGTCAGCCGGAAGTTTGCAAAGCTCACCCCGCTGCGCGGTACAGGTGCAGATAGTTATCTTAAAGGGAGAGGCATTAACTCCCTTCCTGCTGAGAGCGTCAGATACTGCGACAAACAGCCAGTAGACGGGAAACACCTTCAGGCAATTTACGCGCTGGCAACTGATGACCGTGGCGAACTGTGTTACCTGCATCGCACCCTCCTGGATGGCGATAAAAAGGCGCAAACAGGTGGCGCAGCCAAGAAGATGATGAAACTGCAGGAAGATAGCTATCTGGAATTTGCTAAGTCCGTCGCTATTCGCATGTTCCCTACGTCATCCACGCTGGGTATTGCAGAAGGTATCGAAACAGCGCTGGCCTGCCATCAGATAACGAAGTGCAACACCTGGGCGACGATGAATACCGCCTTCATGAAGAAATTCCGTGTACCTACCGGGGTAAAGAACCTCATCATTTTCGCTGACGCTGATTCAAACGCTGCTGGACATGCTGCTGCTTTTGAATGCGCTGCGGCGAACCTCCATGCAAAGAATGATCTGGAAAGTGTCTCCGTTCGCTGGCCTGCACAGGGTGACTTTAACGATCTGCTCATCAACGGCTCAGAAGTATTCGAGTGGGTATTTCACCGGGGGATGAAACAGTGAAGAAGCCAGCACCGATGAAAGTAAAGACTTTCAAACCGAAGAAGTGCGCCAGCTGCGGTGAAACCTTCACCCCGACAAGGAATCTGCAAAATGTCTGCGGTCCTCTCTGTGCCTTGGCCCACAACCGCGCGCTTAAAGCCAAAAAGGCAGTGGCAGTCAGAAAGGACAAGCTGAAGATGCGCAAAAAGGCGCTGCTGACGCGCGGTGACTATATCAAGAAAGCTCAGACCGCCTTCAATGCTTTTATCCGCGAACGCGATGAGGGTAAACCTTGCCCGTCCTGCGGTACCTATCATCCGCCTATGGTCTTTGGTGGCCAGTGGGATTGTGGTCATTTCATGGGGGTTGGTTCCCGTCCTGAACTGCGCTTTGAAGAGAAGAACGCCTATCGGCAGTGCAAAGCCTGTAACGGTGGTTCAGGTCGTTACGCTGCGAAGAATGCCACGGTACACGCTCGCTACAGGGAAACGCTGATCGAGTGGTTTGGGTTGTCGCTGGTGGAATGGCTGGAAGGTCCACACGAGGCGAAGCATTACTCGAAAGAAGACCTGGAAGAAATTGCGGCTAAATACCGCCGTAAAACCCGCGAACTGAAAAAGCAGAGGGCCGCATGATGTACCAACTTATCTACTGTGATCCGCCGTGGGAGTACGGCAACAAAATCAGTAACGGAGCAGCCTGTAATCATTACAGAACTATGAGCATGGAAGACCTGAAATCCCTGCCTGTCCGCAAGCTGGCTGCAGAAAACGCTGTGTTAGCGATGTGGTACACCGGCACTCACAACCGGGAGGCTGTAGCCCTTGCGGAATCATGGGGCTTCCGGGTCAGAACGATGAAAGGCTTTACCTGGGTAAAACTGAATCAGAACGCCGCTGACCGCTTCAACAAGGCGCTAAACGCCGGAGAGCTGGTGGACTTCAATGATCTGCTTGAGATGCTGGACCGTGAGACGCGCATGAATGGCGGCAATCATACCCGGAGCAATACAGAAGACGTCCTGATAGCCACCAGGGGAACCGGACTAACCCGCGCCAGCGCATCGGTAAAACAGGTTGTTCACACTTGCCTCGGTGAGCACAGCGCTAAACCGTGGGAAGTAAGGAACCGACTGGAGCAGTTATACGGCGATGTGAAACGGATAGAACTATTCGCTCGGGAAGAGTGGAAAGGATGGGACCGCTGGGGAAACGAATGTAACAACAGCATTGAAATGATTACGGGCCAGATAAAAGGGGTGAACCATGCAGCGTGATATTCAACTGGTACTCGAGCGATGGGGAACCTGGGCTATTAATGAAGGTTCTCAGGTTGACTGGTCGCCAATTGGTGCCGGTTTTAAAGGTCTCTTATTAAATACGTCTAAATCTCGTGAGTCATGTTGTGACAATGACGGACTGATCGTTGATACGGCTGTTGGAATGCTCAGACGTGCCGGAAGAGAAGACGAATTAAATCTGGTGATGTTGCATTACATGCACAACGTTTCTAAATCGACTATTGCTCGCTGGGAAAAATGTTCTGAGGGGAAAATACGCAACCGCTTAATGATTGCCGAAACGTTTATTGATGCCTGCATCATTATGACGGGGGCCAGATTAGAAATGGATGACTGGACCCATAAAAGGGAAATAGAGAAAGTTGCATAAAAGACTATTCGTTACGAATTTTATATATTAATGTGTTAAGAGTGGTCACTTAGACACGAACTTAAATATTACAGAACCTCGCCAAATGGCGGGGTTTTTTCATTTCAGGCCCAGGCTAAAAATTGCAGATTAACCGTGAATCGCATAAGCTTGCGGCCTGAATCTTTCCCCTCGTTCTGAGAGGATTCACAGCAATTGAGGGGGACCGATGTCCGAACCAATAACCGGCACAGGCTTAGCTGGTGGCGCTTTAACGGGGGCGAGTGTTTACGGGCTGTTAACCGGTACTGATTACGGTGTTGTGTTCGGGGCATTTGCTGGTTCTGTGTTTTATATAGCTACCGCTGCCGATTTGAGTGCAACACGGCGGATGGCTTATTTCGTTGTGTCCTATATCGCCGGGGTTCTGTGTGCCGGTTTGGTTGGCTCCAAGTTATCAGCGCTTACCGGGTACAGCGATAAACCGCTGGATGCTATTGGTGCCGTAATCATTTCGGCATTGGCCGTGAAAATACTCACCTTCCTAAACAATCAGGATATTGGCTCGCTGGTGGCGCTAATAACGCGCCGGGGAGGTTCCGGTGGTACTAAATGATCCGACAGCAACAATCAATGCGCTGTTATGCGCTGGTGTCGTGGTTACTCTAATGTTCTATCGTCGTCGAGACTCACGGCATCGTAAGTGGGTCTCCCGGCTGGCATGGCTGATAACCGTGATATACAGCTCTGTGCCGCTGGCGTATCTATGCGGCATTTACCCCTATTCAACATGGCCCACTATCGGGGCCAATATCATGATCCTTGTTGTGCTGCTGAGCGTAAGAGGCAATGTAGCGCGACTGGTTGATGTACTGAGGCACTGATGAACCAATCACAATTTCAAAGGGCGGCTGGTATCAGCGCCGGGTTAGCTGCGCGCTGGTTTCCGCACATTGATGCTGCGATGAAAGAATTCGGTATCACAGCTCCACTCGATCGGGCGATGTTCATTGCCCAGATGGGGCACGAGTCCGGAGGCTTTACCCGGCTGGTGGAAAATCTGAACTATGCAGCAGATAGCCTTGTGCCTACGTTCGGTAAACACCGTATCACCGCCCAGCAGGCCGCCGCACTCGGCAGAACGGCAACGCAACCAGCTAATCAGCGAGCAATCGCGAATCTGGTGTATGGGGGCGAGTGGGGCAAAAAGAATCTCGGTAATCAGGTTACCGGTGATGGCTGGAAATATCGCGGTCGCGGACTGAAACAAGTTACGGGCTTGAGCAACTATCGCAGCTGCGGACAGGCGCTGAAGCTTGACCTTGTTACCCAGCCTGAGCTGCTGGAGCGAGATGATTATGCCGCTCGTTCAGCCGCATGGTTTTATGTTTCCCACGGTTGCCTTCTTCATTCCGGTGATGTTGAGCGCGTAACCCTGCTTATTAACGGTGGCCGCAACGGTCTGGATAAACGCCGAGCGCTGTTTAACCAGGCTAAATCAGTACTGATGTGAGGTCGCTATGGGCATTGAAATGATTATTGGTCTGGCAACTGCGTTACTGGCCGTTATCGCTGGCGCATTTGGGTTAGGCCATTCACGCGGAACCAGCAAGGCAGAAGCCAAAGCAGAGCAGCAGCGTATCGAAGAGAACGCTGCGGCCAGCATTGCCGCGGCAGAACGTAAGGCGGAAGTTACGAAAGGGGCCAGTGATGTACAGCAGACTGTTAGCCATATGCCTGATGACGATGTTGATCGGGAGCTGCGCGAAAGATTTACCCGCCCCGGTGGTAGTTGATACAGGTTGCCTGTGGGCGAAAATTATCTATCTCACAGACCACGATATCGATGTTCTCGACCGTCAGACGAAGCGCGACATTCTGGCGCACAACAAATCAGTGCTGGCTAATTGCCCGCAACCAATAGACAAGGTTACGCGATGATCAAGGCAAAGAATATTGAATTTCGACTGAGCAAACTTGAGAAAGGGCCAGACAAGAACGTTCTGGCCATCATGGAGATAAGGGCGAGAGCTATTGCAGGTAGCTTGCTGAAGCAGATTCCCTGCCAGGCGTTGAAAGATCGATAATGTCATTGAAGATTGCCTTGTAGGCTTTATTTAACTTCTCAACTGTTTTCGGGGTGATATCACTCGTAGGCGGCGCGTCGATACCATCCATTAATTCTATTTCAGCAAATTTTCTCAAAACCTGAAGGACATTTTCTTTTTGTTCTTCGGGCATCGTTTGCACGATAAAAGCAACAACGTTTCTCAGCGCCAGGATTTGAGCGTGAGTTACGTAGTAATGATCGATCATATTTTCTCCCTGTTCTGTTGAGTTAGGCGATTTAACAGTATAGAGGAGAAATGTTGTCCGCCACCCTGTAGCAGCCTTTAATCGTGATGCCTCGCAATAGCGGGTAAATTTCCATATCCAACCAAAAGAGAAAAACCAATGAGTGAAGCAAAACCGCAGGACGGCAGCACTGTAAAAGGCTACCGCACATTAACCGCTGGCGACATTGAGCGAATGAACCGCCTTAAAGGCGTCAGCCGCCACTTCTGTAGTTTGCTTGATACCGAGCGAGGTGAATTGTTGGCTGTCCGTAATGGCCCGGCAATGTTAAGTGCTGAGCAGGCTCGGGAGATTGATGAAGCTTTGCGCTGTCTGGCAATCGCTCGCACCAAAATGCAGGAAGCCTGTATGTGGGCATGCCGCGCGGTGGCTCGCCCTGACGCTGATTGCTAACACAACTTGCGAAAAGAAATCCACCGAAAATAAGTCAGTCGATGCTTGATGATTAGCAGATAGTCTGCTAACGCTATCGTGATAGTATTTCAGCGGAGTTTATCTATTAAAAGGAATGCGCGATGTGGACGTACTGATTGACAGTGCTTTCGAGGGATATCTCTTCCTCTTACTGGATATGTGGACAGTTTTAATTGTTGCTTTCGTCGGGTTGGCTCTGTCATTTTATGGCGTGCAAATGCGTAGAACTGCCGTCACCTTCTTCCTGCTTGCAGCAATAATAGGGACTGCTGGTGCGCTTTATACTTAAAAGTAAGTTGCAGATCATATGCATAAAGTCCACCGCCAGAAAGGTAAGTGATATCAATCAAAGTTAAATGAGATTCGTCTTAATTGCTTAAGTACCAGGGCGTAGATTGAAGATGCTGCAATCGGCAGTATCACTCTGGGACATAACAATGGGACAGTATTATTACGTTAATAAAAATGCGCAGTTTAATGGCGATCACGAAGTACATGTGAGTTCATGCACTCGGTTGCCAGAAGAGAAAAACAGGCTGTATCTGGGGATTTTTGAAACTTGCTCTCCGGCAGTGAGAGAAGCCAAGAAAACCTACTCGCAATCAAATGGCTGTTATTACTGCTGTTATGCGTGTCATACGTCCTGACAACTAGCATGAATCAAACCAAGGTCGCCAGTGGCGGCCTTTTTTATTACCAGAAGCAGGAGAAGAAGCATGTTAACAGTAAAAGTGATGTCGCCTGGTGGCGGTGAAGAAATTCATTGTGGACTGAGCGTTGGCTTCAACCCCAACCAGCAGAGTATTGCCGTATCGGGAATGGACCAGAACGTATTCCTGAAGCAGGGAGAAGTGGCCTACGTGATGAACGCAAACGGCAAGACCATTTCACGTTACGAACACCTGGAACGACAGTAGGCATTACAGAAGCTCTTCAGCGAAGGGCTTCGATAATGCTCCCCACATCGCACAGAGGTACGACATGGTCGAAATCACCGACGCCCAGCAGATTCGTCTCAACCTGCTTTCAACCCTGAACTACGACACAGCAGCAGCAAAAGTCGCCGTAGAATTTGTTCAGGATGATCCGCTTAAGTATCAGCTGTTTATTCAGCAATACAGCCGTGTCACATCAGAGACTGAAGTGGTGGCAAAGACGATGAAAGCTGTGCAGGAAGCAACTGAAGCGCTGCCGCTCTTTGATACCAGCGCTGAAGCAAACAGCTAAGGCATTACAGCAGGCATTCACTGAGTGCCTGTGATAATGCAAATCTCATAAGGACTTAATCATGCCCGCACTAATTCCCCGAGCATGTCGTAAGCGTGGATGCGCAGGCACAACAACCGACCGCTCAGGCTACTGCGAAAAGCACCGCAATGAAGGCTGGCAACAGCATCAACAGGGCAAGAGCAGGCATGAGCGAGGCTATGGTAGCCAGTGGGATATTAAGCGAGCCCGCATCCTTAAGCGTGACAATCACCTGTGTCAGAACTGTCTGCGCAACGGTCGTGCGGTAGCAGCTAAGACCGTGGACCATATCAAGGCTAAGGCTCATGGGGGTACCGATGATGATTCGAATCTCGAAAGCCTGTGCTGGCCTTGTCACAGAACGAAAACCGGGCGTGAACGTTTCAAATGATATCAATTCCCATTTGAATCGTGGCAGGGCGGGGGCGGGGTCAAATCCCTGACGGCAAAGGCCCAAAGGACCGCCGCCTAACCTTTTTTCACACCGCCGCAGGTTAGAAAACTTTTTTTGGGGTCCCCCATCCGATGATTAATAGGAGTTTTCGATTATGCCAGGACCACCGAAAACCCCGACACATCTGGCTTTGGTGAAGGGTAACCCATCCAAACGCCCGATCAACAAGAACGAGCCAAAACCCCCGTCAGGGGTCCCCCCAATTCCTAAGCATTTTGATAAGCAGGGCAAATACTGGTTCAAGCGAATTGGTGAAGAGCTCGATGCTGTTGGCGTGTTGACCACGCTGGATGCTAAAGCGCTGGAGTTGTTGATCGAGGCTTACGTCGAGTATCGGCACCATTGCGACACGCTTGATCGGGAAGGTTATACCTATGCCGTCTACAGCGAAGATGATTCTGATGAGGGTGGAGAGCGGGAAATACGAATGATAAAGCCGCACCCTGCAGCAGTCATGAAGGCTGATGCGTGGAAACGAATTAGAGCAATGCTGAGTGAATTCGGCATGACACCTGCCAGCCGATCCAAGGTTGGTGCAATAGGCCCGGCGGAAGCCGACCCACTGGAAGAATTTCTTAAAAAGCGCAAATGATGAATGGCAACCGTTGCAGATGGATTCCGCTACGCCGAGCGCGTGGTATCTGGCGATATCGTTGCTGGCGAACTGGTGCGCCTGGCGTGCCGGCGGTTCTTTCATGATTTAGAGCACGGCCCAGGGCGCGGTGTTTATTTTGATGAAGGCCGCGCCCAGCACGTTCTCGATTTTTATAACTTCGTCCCCCATGTGAAGGGGCACTTGACCGGCAAGCCGATCGAGTTGATGGACTGGCACACTTTCATCCTGATTAACCTTTTTGGTTTTGTCGTCCCGCTGATAGATGAAATAACGTTTGAGAGCATTCTTGACGACGATGGCGACCCCCTGTTTGTGCGTCGCTTTCGTACCGCCTATGACGAAGTAGCGCGTAAAAATGCCAAATCAACGCTTTCGTCTGGCATCGGGCTTTATATGACTGGCGCAGACGGTGAGGGTGGTTCTGAGGTTTATTCCGCTGCAACAACCCGGGATCAGGCCCGCATAGTGTTTGATGATGCGAAGCGCATGATTAAGCTGGCACCGAAAACACTGGGCCGGTTATTTGGTAGTAACAAGCTGAATATTCACCAGGAGCGGACGGGATCAAAATTCGAACCTGTAGCCAGTGATGCGAATAATCTCGATGGCCTGAATATTCACTGCGGGATCGTTGATGAACTGCACGCACATAAAACCCGTGACGTCTGGGAGGTTCTGGAAACAGCGACCGGCGCGCGCTTGCAGTCCCTTATTTTTGCAATCACTACTGCTGGTTTTAATAAAGAAGGTATTTGTTACGAGCAGCGGGATTACGCGATTAAGGTTCTGCAGAATTTCGATAACCCGGACCCACTATCGATTAAGGATGACAGCTATTTTGCGCTGATTTATACACTGGATGAGGGGGACGATCCTTTCGACGAGGCAAACTGGCCGAAAGCTAATCCAGGTCTGGGTGTTTGTAAGCGATGGGACGACATGCGCCGTCTTGCCAAAAAGGCAAAAGAGCAAGTCGCGGCACGTGTCGGTTTTTTTACCAAGCATCTCAATATCTGGGTGCAGGGTGAAAAAGCATGGATGGACATGGCTCGATGGGAGAAATGCCGTGATTCATGGGAAGTTTCAACTTCTGCGAGCTGGTCAATGTGGCTTGGCGTTGACCTTTCCAACAAAATTGATATTTCAGCTGCGGTTAAAGTCTGGCTCGCTCCAAATGGCGATGTTTATGTCCGCTCCCGATTCTGGATACCTGAAGGGCGGCTGGAGGCCTGTTCTAAGCAGCAGGCAGACCTTTACAGAAAATGGAATCTCGCTGGGTTCCTTGAATTTACCGATGGTGATGTCGTTGACCATGCAGTGATTAAAGAAGAAACCATTGAATGGGCACGCGGAGACTCGCTGAACGAGTTTGCATACGACCCGTGGAGTGCCACTCAGTTTGCTTTGTCGGTAGCAGCTGAAGGAGTACCGATTGTTGAAGTCCCTCAGACGGTAAAAAACCTGTCTGAAGCAATGAAGGAAGTCGAGGCGAAAATTTACGCCGGGCGTTTTCATCACGATGGCAATCCGGTAATGACCTGGATGATGTCAAACGTCACCGTCAAACCCGACAAAAACGAGAATATTTTCCCCAATAAGGCGACGCCTGAAAACAAAATTGACGGCCCTGTCGCGATGTTTATTGCGATGAGCCGCTTACTTGTTAATGGTGGCGAACCAGAGACGACCCTTTCTGACCACCTGGAAAGTCACGGCGTCCGTTCACTTTAAAGAGGCAGTTATGATCCTGATGATACTTGCCCCGCTAATCGGGGTGGTCGGTGCTGCTTTGTTTTCTTACGGAGCATGGCTGGTTTTCCCGCCAGCGGGTTTTATTTCTGCTGGCTTATTGTGTCTGTTCTGGTCATGGGCAGTATCGAAATATTTGTCCGCGCCACGTAATGTTTATAACGAAGGCGGTGACTGATGTTCTTTCCTGGGTTATTCAGAAAAAACGATACTCCGGTTACCACGCCTGCAGAATTGGCAGAAGCTGTGGGGATGACTTACGACACTTACACCGGAAAACGTGTCAGCAGCCAGAAAGCGATGCGTCTTACTGCGGTCTTTGGTTGTATTAGAGTGCTGGCTGAGTCAATGGGAATGCTTCCCTGCAACCTGTACAAGGTCACTGGCAACAGTAAGCAAAAAGCGACATCTGAAAGGCTGCACAAATTACTGACGATGAAGCCAAATGACTATATGACCCCTCAGGAGTTCTGGGAGTTGGTCATAGTCTGTCTTTGCCTGCGCGGGAATTTTTACGCTTATAAGGTTAAAGCCCTAGGGGAAGTGGTTGAACTCCTGCCTATTGATCCCGGTTGTGTAGACCCGAAGCTAAACAGCCAGTGGCAACCGGTGTATCAGGTCACTTTCCCTGATGGTTCGACGGATGTGCTGGGGCAGGATGATATCTGGCACGTCAGGACGCTGACATTTGACGGGCTGGTGGGCCTGAACCCAATCGCATACGCAAGGGAGGCCATTTCTCTGGGTATGGCGACTGAAGAACACGGCGCCCGATTGTTCTCAAACGGTGCTGTCACTTCCGGGGTCCTTCGTACTGAGCAAACGTTGACTGATGCAGCCTATGACAGGTTGAAGAAAGATTTTGAGGATCGTCACCTCGGGCTCAGCAATGCGCATCGTCCGATGATTCTCGAAATGGGTCTCGACTGGAAGTCGATGGCGCTCAATGCCGAGGACAGTCAGTTTCTTGAGACCAGAAAATTCCAGCTGGAGGAGATTTGCCGACTGTTCAGGGTGCCGATGCACATGGTACAGAACACCGATCGCGCGACCTTCAGCAATATCGAAAACCTTGGCATCGGCTTTATTAATTATTCCCTTGTCCCTTACATGACCCGCATCGAGCAGCGAATTAACGTAGGTCTGGTGAAGGAATCGAAACAGGGCACCTACTATGCCAAATTCAATGCCGGTGCGTTGCTGCGCGGGGATATGAAATCAAGGTTCGAATCGTATTCAACCGGTATTAACTGGGGCATTTACTCACCAAATGACTGCCGTGAACTGGAAGATATGAACCCACGCTCTGGCGGTGACATTTATCTGACGCCGATGAATATGACGACCAAGCCGTCTGACAGCAATAAGAGCAAAACAACCGAGGAACAACATGATGCCGATGACTAAACAGCGGCTGGATATTCCGCTGAAGCTAAAGTCTGTCAGCGACAGCGGGGAGTTTGAAGGCTACGGCTCTGTGTTTGGCGTTAAGGACAGTTACGACGATGTAGTTGTTCCCGGCGCATTCAGTAAATCACTTCAGTCATGGCGGGAGAAAAACGCGCTCCCAGCTATGCTCTGGCAGCATCAGATGGATGAACCTATCGGGGTTTATACCGAAATGAAAGAGGATGAGGTCGGCTTATATGTCAAAGGCCGGTTACTCATTGACGATGATCCTCTTTCAAAGCGAGCACATGCCCACATGAAGGCCGGTTCTTTAACCGGCCTTTCTATTGGTTACATGCTCAAAGACTGGGAATACGACCGCGAGAAAGGCGTGTTTCTTCTCAAGGAGATCGACCTTTGGGAGGTCAGCCCCGTAACGTTTCCGTCGAATGACGAAGCGCGGGTGAGCGATGTTAAAAGTGCGTTTGCCCGTGGTGAAACACCTTCCCAGAAAAGTATTGAACGGGTCCTGCGCGATGTTGGGCTCTCCCGCACCCAGGCCAAAGCATTCATGGCCGGGGGCTATGGCAACCTCTCTCAGCGTGACGCTGATGGTGTCGATGCCGCACTGGATGCACTGAAAAACATCAAATTTTAATCAGGAGTTGAATTATGGCAGTCGAAATTAAAGACGTTGAGCAGGTCGCGCAGGATTTGCAGAAAAAATTCGATGATTTTAAAGCGAAAAATGATAAGCGCATTGACGCTATCGAATCCGAAAAAGGCAAGCTGGCCGGAGAAGTTGAAACACTTAATGGCAAGCTGACCGAGCTGGATCAGCTGAAAACCGCGCTGGAAGATGAGCTTAAACAGCTTAAGCGTCCCGCTGGTGGAACTCAAAGCAAGGCCGCAACCGAGCACAAAACCGCTTTCATTGACTTTATGCGTAAGGGTAAGGATGACGGACTGCGCGATCTGGAGCGTAAAGCCCTGCAGGTTGGCGTGGATGAAGATGGCGGATATGCCGTGCCCGAAGAGCTGGATCGCACCATTCTCAATCTTCTGAAAGATGAGGTAGTGATGCGCCAGGAGGCGACAACCATCACCGTTGGTGGTGCCAACTATAAAAAGCTGGTTAACCTTGGCGGCACCGCTTCCGGCTGGGTCGGTGAAACCGATCCCCGCCCTGAGACTGCTGCATCCAAACTCGGTCAGATTGAACCGTTCATGGGTGAAATCTACGGAAACCCTCAGGCAACCCAGACGATGCTGGATGATGCCTTCTTTAACGTAGAGGACTGGATCAACAGCGAGCTGGCGGTTGAGTTCTCCGAACAGGAAGAAATCGCCTTCACCAGCGGCAATGGCACGAAGAAACCGAAAGGATTCCTGGCCTATGCATCTTCTCTGGATGACGATAAAACCCGTGCCTTTGGCACCCTGCAGCACATTCTTTCCGGTGCGGCGGCGGGTGTGACGGCCGATGCGATTATCAAGCTGGTCTACACCCTGCGCAAGGTGCACCGCAACGGCGCTAAGTTCATGATGAACAACAACAGTCTGTTTGCGGTTCGCATTCTGAAGGACTCCGAGGGTAACTACCTCTGGCGTCCGGGTCTTGAGCTGGGCCAACCCTCCTCTCTGGCAGGTTATGGTGTTGCCGAGAATGAGCAAATGCCTGATATCGCTGCTGATGCGAAAGCCATTGCGTTCGGTAACTTTAAACGCGGCTATACCATCGTTGATCGCATTGGTACCCGCATCCTCCGCGACCCATACACCAACAAACCATTCGTTGGTTTCTACACCACCAAACGTACCGGCGGAATGCTGGCCGATTCTCAGGCCATCAAACTGTTGCAGATTGGTGCTGGCGCATAACCTTACGGGGCTTCGGCCCCATTCTTATGGAGGTCATGATGCTCCTGAAAAAAGACCTGAAATGGTCACCTGATGGTATTCAGGTCAGAAACATTCCCGCTGGTGAATATTCTGCTGGCTCACTTCCTGAGCGTGCTCTTGAGGTTGCTGCCCAGATGGGGATTCTCGACGGCACTGCTCAACCGAAAATTGAAACACCCGTTAAGCCTAAAACCAGCAATAAGCGGGGTGAAGGCAAATGAAGCCCTCTGTAACAGACCTTCGTTACCAGTGCCGTATCGACAGCGATGATGACACAGAGGATGTGATGTTAATGCTCTACCTCAATGCCTCCCTGAAACATGCTGAAAAAATCACTAATCGCAAGCTGTATGACAGCGCCGTTCCAGACGATGACCCTGACGGACTGGTTATAGAAGACGATATCAAGCTGGCTCTGATGTTGCTGGTTTCGCACTGGTATGAAAACAGGGAGCCTGTAAATATCGGTAACATTACGACAACACTTCCTTTTGGCGTTAAGTCTATTTTGGAACAGCACCGCAAAGTACCGGGTACATAGGAGGTGATATGCAGGCAGGACGATTACGGCACCGGGTCACCATTCAAAACTTCACAACTTCCAGAACACCTTCCGGACAGCCTGTAGAAAAATGGGAAGATGGTAAAACTACGTGGGCCGAGGTCAAGGGAATAAGCAGTCGGGAATTGTTAGCCGCTGGCGTAGAACATGCCGATGCGACAATCCGAGTCTGGGTGCGTTTTCGCCGGGATATTTCAGCGACATCCCGATTGAAGGTGCTCACTGGCCCGTTTAAAAGCGCGGTTCTTAACGTTACCGGGCCTCCGGTTCCGGATATCAAAGGTACCCGGCTGGAAATTCTCTGCAAACAGGGGACCGAAAAATGATTGATGTGAATCTGGATTTTTCCGGCTTAGAGGATATCGCCCGCGACCTGCAAACCCTCAGCAAAGCTGAAAACAGTAAAGTCCTCCGGGATTCAACCCGCGCCGGGGCTGAAGTCCTCCGGCAGGAAGTGATTGACAGGGCTCCTGAGCAAACCGGGAAGCTGAAGAAAAACGTTGTTGTTGTTACCCAGAAAAGCCGCCGTCGCGGTGAAATCTCGTCGGGGGTGCATATTCGTGGCGTTAACCCGAGAACGGGGAACAGCGACAACACCATGAAGGCCAGCAACAAGCGGAATGCTTTTTACTGGCGATTTGTCGAACTTGGGACTTCTACGGCTCCGGCACATCCCTTTGTGCGTCCTGCTTTTGATACACGACAGGAAGAAGCTGCACAGGCAGCAATGAACCGAATGAACACCGCGATCGATGAGGTGCTGGCGAAATGACAGAGGATGATATCTACGCTTTGCTTGCCCCGCTGGCAGATGGGCGGGTTTATCCGTATGTGGTCCCGCTGGGCAGTGACGATTTACCCGCGGTTGCCGCGCCTTACATCATTTTCTCAATACCGACTGACGTATCCGGGGATGTGTTCTGTGGGCAGGCTGAGTCAACGCTGCACATCCAGGTAGATGTGTGGGCCGAAACAAACGACGAGGCCAGGGCGTTGCGGCTTGAGGCCCTTTCCCGGATGGAAGTGCTTTCACCTGTTGAGGTGACAAAAATCCCCGGCTACGACACCACAACCCACCTGCATCGGGCAACGCTTGAAATAACGGTTATTGCCTGACTGAAACCAATCCAACCTGACCGCCTCTGGCGGTTTTTCATTTATGGAGGCTGCAATGTCAGCACTGTTTGAACGCGCGCAAAAGACCGTTGTAATGATTACGGCAGTTCCGGTTTCTGCTGAAGAGCTGGAAACGGCCACCTTTCTAAACCTGAGTTGCACTATCAAGCAGGTAAGCTTTACAGCTGGGCAAAAAAACGATGTCGACGTTACTTCGCTTTGCTCTGATGAAACTGAGAATATTAACGGCCTACCATCGCCATCTGAAATGTCTCTTTCAGGAAATTTCTACCGCAACCCAGCGCAGGATTCATTAAGGGCCGCGTACGATAATGACGGCGTTTATGGATTCAAGGTCATATTCCCCTCCGGCAATGGTTTTATTTTTCGTGCTGAGGTACGCCAACATACCTGGGATGCTCAAACGAACAGCGTTGTAGCCGCGACGTTCTCGCTTCGCCTGAAAGGTAAGCCGCTGGGCATTGATGCTGCAGGCGTCCTGGCCTTTAGCAGCGATCTCCCGGTCACTGAATCGGTTGCAGTAGGAGGCCAGTTAACCCTGAGCGTAACAGCGTCAGGAGGCAAGGCCCCGTATACGTATACCTGGAAAAAAGGGTCTGCAACGGTTAGTGGTCAGACTGGACCTACGCTCAATAAGGCGAGCGCAGCATCCGGTGACGCCGGGGTTTATTCCTGCGTAGTGACTGACTCAGCCACACCTCCGGCGACGATCACCTCGTCTGATTGCACCGTCACTGTAAACTAATTAAGGAGCGCCGGGAAACCGGCGATTTTGAATGAGCAAACAGAATCTTAAAGCGCTGGCTCTGGCTCCTATGGCCGGATTCCGAAAAAAAACGGTTGTGGTCCCGGAGTGGAACGGGGCCGAAGTCACTCTGCGTGAGCCCTCTGCTGAAGCCTGGATTCGCTGGCAGAGTCTGATTAAGCAGGATAGTGACGTTGAGCTATCAATCGCTGAGACGGCTCAGCGAAACCTGAAGGCGGATGTTTCTCTGTTTGTGGATGTCCTGCTGGACGATGATATGCAGCAGGTTTTTTCGCTTGACGACATAGCTCAGGTTGAAGCCATTTATGGGCCGGTACACTCCCGGCTGCTGAAATTGGCTCTCGATCTGATCACGGCAGCGGGCGACGCAAAAGCAAAGTAAAGCTGCCCGGCATGCAGCTCATGATGGCGCTGGCGCTCAGGATGGGCCGCACGTTGGGCGAGTTACAGCAGAGCATGAGCATCAGCGAATTTCAAATGTGGGCGGAATACGACCGCATCAGCCCCGTGGGGGATATCCGCAGCGATATTCTCAATGCTCAGCTGGTGTCGGCAGTCTATGGTTCCCAGGGTGGTAAAATCTCGATAGAGGAAGCTCAGATCTCCTGGGGGGATGGTACTGAAGAAGCGGAAGAGGCAAGCGATCCATTTGAAGCGCTGGAAGCTGCGCTGATTGCAGCAGCTGCGTAGGCATGGCTTACAGGACAGCTGACCTTACTTAAATCAGATGGTAATGTACATTGGAATCTCAAAGGAGAATTTCCATGGCAAATATAAAAGTACATTACGCAAACTTTCCCTATCAAGAAATAACCACCGCATTTGGTGTTATATCTATTAAATCAGGCGCCCTTCAAATCAAAGGAGAGTCTATCACAGGTGATAAGCTTCTTTCTTTAGATATATGCACTGAAAGCACTGTGAAAAAAATAGGTGGAGCATTAGGTTGGGGGGTTGTTGGTGGTATGCTTGTTGGACCTGCTGGTATTATCGCGGGAGCTTTTTTAGGTGGCAATAAAAAAGATATTACATTTGTCGCTGAGTTTAAGGATGGACGTAAATTTATGGGTACCACAGATAGCCAAGCTTATACTAAGTTGACTTCATCAAAGATGAAATATGATGATATTTTAAGTGTCAGCCAAGAAGGTGATGAAGAAGATTACACTCCAACATATGATGAGGAAATGATGACCAAAGCTAACCGAATGTATAAAGAACCTGATTATATGGAATGGAAAAAGAGAACAGGCGAGGCAGATATTATTATGGCGTGGATGGAAAAGACTGGGTATTGCCCACCGGGTTACAAAGAATAAAACATTAAATTAAATGCAGGCCCGTATTATCGGGCCTATTTAATGGGTGGTATATGGCAACGTTACGTGAACTAATCATCAAGATTTCCGCTAACTCTCAATCATTCCAAACAGAAATCTCTCGCGCTTCGCGTATGGGAGAAAATTATTATAAAACCATGCAGAACGGTGGTCGCCAAGCAGCTTCCGCCGCGCGCGACACTCGTCGAGCCATAACAGAGTTAACAGGAGAGCTAGAGTCAGCCAAATCATCAGCTATGTCCCTTGCGGGGGCATTTGCGGGGGCATTTGCTACCGGTCACCTGATTTCACTGGCTGATGAATGGAACTCTGTTAATGCGCGATTAAAGCAAGCGTCACAATCCACTGACGATTTTTCATCATCTCAGCGCTCGCTGATGGATATCAGCCAGAAAACTGGCACAGCCTTTTCCGATAATGCCAATTTATTTTCTCGCTCAGCGGCATCAATGCGAGAATTTGGTTACAGCTCAGCGCAGGTGCTTGAAATTACCGAAGCCATTTCAACAGGCCTAAAGCTATCAGGCGCTAATGCTCAAGAATCAAGCTCTGTAATTACTCAGTTTAGCCAGGCATTAGCTCAGGGTGTCTTGCGCGGCGAGGAGTTTAATGCAGTTAATGAGAGCGGAGATCGCGTAATCAGGGCGCTGGCATCAGGAATGGGGGTAGCCAGAAAAGATTTAAAAGCTATGGCAGATCAGGGGCAACTTACAATCGATAAGGTGGTACCTGCTTTAATCAGCCAGCTTGGTAAGCTTCGTGATGAATATGGAGAGATGCCACAAACCGTTTCATCGTCAGCAACAAAAGTTGAAAATGCCTTTATGCAATGGGTTGGTGGTGCAAATGAGGCCAGCGGTGCAACTAAAACGCTAACAGGTGTATTGGACGGAATCGCTAACAATATTGATACCGTAGCGACAGCAGCAGGTGTGCTGGTGTCTGTGGGGATGGCCCGATATTTCGGGAATGTGGCGTTATCAGCGGGGTCAGCTACGGCAGGGGTTATTAACGCAGCGAGAAGTGAAGTTGCTCTGGCTGAAGCACAAGTTAGAGGGACACAAATATCCACGGCACGCGCCAGGGCGGCTATTTACCGCGCGCAGAAGGCTCTGGAGGCCGCTAGAGGAACCGACGCCCAAGCAGCCGCGGAGAAAAGACTTGCAGCAGCGCAGGCGTCTTTGTCACGAAACATTACTGCCAGAACCGCAGCACAAACCGCGCTCAACTCAGTGACCTCTGTCGGCTCTCGATTGATGGGAGGGGCGCTAGGTCTTATTGGCGGGGTACCAGGACTGGTAATGCTGGGAGCCGGCGCTTGGTACACGATGTACCAAAATCAGGAACAGGCTAGATTATCTGCTCAGGAGTACGCAAAAACTATTGATGATGTTCGGGCTAAAACCAAATCAATGAGCCTGACAGAGGCGGCAGATAACGAGTCAAAAACGAGAAGCGCACTTGATGAGCAAAACCGTTTAGTAGATGAGCAAGCAAAAAAAGTACGTCAGCTAAAGGAGGAAATTGCTGGGTATCAATATATGCTGGCCAACCCTGGGGTAACTGTTGGTGGTTTCATGATAAACCACCTAACCAGTATTGATGACGCAACGAAGGGGCTCTCTGATGCAACCTCTGACTTAGCTGTTGAACAAGAGAGATTATCTCAACTTCAGGATAAGTCACAGTCTATCCAGCAGGTGCTTGAGGGTATCGAGAATAGAAGGATTGTATTAATCAGGCAGCAAGCTGCCGAGCAAAACTCAGCATATCAATCTCTACTGATGATGAACGGGCAGCATACAGAGTTTAATAGACTGCTTGGACTTGGAAATAACCTTTTGATGGCCCGTCAAGGGTTAGTTAGTGCTCCAATGAGACTGCCTCAGGCAGAATTAACCAACCCTCAGCAGACGGCACTTGATAAAAGCCGAAGAGAATTAGAGTTATCACGGCTGAAAGGAGAGGATAAAGAGCGCAAGCGGCTTTCGTTCGCTGCTGATGATGTTGGATTAACCAGTGATCCTAAATATCAAAAAGCCAGACAGGAGTTAATAAATAACGGAATAGAAGAGTGGAAAAATAATCAATCAAATAAGACAAAACCCAAAGGTGGAAAAACAGAGGCAGAGAAAACAGAGAGCACTTACAGCCGCATCATCAAACAGCAACGTGAGCAAATAGCATTATCAAGCCAGAACACAGAGCTGGCAAAAATGAAATATCAGGTAACCCAAGGGGAGCTGTCATCTCTGGATAAAGCCAAGAAGGAAACTCTACTTCATAATGCTGCCCTGATAGATCAGAAGGCTATAGCAGAGCAGCTTAAGGCTTTTCGCGAGGGACTTGCAGATAGCAATGCTGCTGCGCGCGATAAAGATGACATCGACTTCCTTGGTGCCGGAATGGGCGATAAGGCCCGCGAACGCATGAAGGAATTGGCTGATATTCGTATCGACTTCCAGCGTCAGCAGAGGGAGCTGCAGCGCGACTTTAGTCGCGGGCAAATTTCTGACGATCTGTATAAGAAGCAAACCGAGGCTTTGTCCACTGCTCTTGACGAACGCCTGGCTATCCAGCAGGAATATTACGATAAATCCGATGAACAGCAGCAGGACTGGCGAGCTGGCGTCACAGATGCTCTGGTTAATTACGCAGATGACGCCAGAAATCTTAGCCAGATGTCCGCAGATGCCACCACGTCGATCCTTAACAGTACAACCAGTTCAATCTCCAGCAACCTGACAGGGGTTCTAACCGGGGCAAAATCCTTCAAAAACGGGATAACGGACACTTTTTCGTCGATGGGTGAAACCATCATTCAGACTCTGATTCAGATAGCGACCCAGGCCATTATCACAAAAGCAATTCTTTCAATGGTAGGAGGCGGTGCGGGAAGTCTGTTTGGTGGGATGTTAGGTGCTGGCGGTGGAGCGGCAAGCAGCGGGACAGCCCTTCAGAGCTTTGGGGCCAACTTTTCATTTAACGCTCTCGGAGGCGTTTATAACTCTCCCTCGCTCTCAGCCTACAGCGGTGGCGTGTACAGCACGCCGCAGTATTTTGCTTTTGCTAAAGGCGCGGGTGTGTTCGGGGAAGCTGGGCCGGAAGCCATCATGCCGCTGACGCGCGGAGCAGATGGCTCTCTCGGGGTCAGGGCTGTTGGTCGGCAGTCACCGGCTATGCAGAACGCCGCTCAACAGATAGAGGCTCGTCCGCGCGTGTCGGTCAGCGTCGATGCTCGGAGTACGTTCACTGGGCAACCAGATGATGCAACGATGCTGGCTGTAGACAGGAGGAATGCTGCCCTTGAGCAGAGAATAGTTAAGGCGCTGACCTCTGAAGTTCATAACCCGCAAAAAGAGTTTGGGCGCGCGATCTACTCAAATCTGCAGGCGAAGCGGCCAACATGATCCTGCCGGAGGAAAATTAATGGCGGACATTATCTACCCGGATGAATACCTGCCTCTACCGCTGATGGACGGATACGGATTTAAGCCGATATCTCCATTACTGAGAACGCAGATGACGTCCGGCCGTGCGCAGCAGCGCAGGCGGTACACGTCAACGCCGACACAGGCATCGGTTAAATGGATATTCCAGACTGATGCCCTGGCTCAGGTATTTGAGGCTTTTTTCCGCGACGCGCTGAAAGATGGCCAGTCGTGGTTCTATCTTAAGCTTCAGACGCCAATTGGTGTAAAGCCGTATAAGGCGCGGTTTGTCGATATCTACGAGGGCCCAACGCTCGTTGCCCCACGGTACTGGCAGTACAGCGCGACGCTTGAACTTTGGGAGCGTCCGTTACCGCCTGCGGGGTGGGGTAATTATCCTGAATGGCTGGCAGGTCAGTCACTGCTCGACATAGCCCTTAATAAGGAATGGCCCAAAGCATGATATCTCAGACACTGGAAAGACTTTACGCCAGCAGCGGTCCAGAGGTTATTCACGATACTCTGCAGATCACCGGCGGGGATAAAAATTACTGGTTAACTGCCGGGTGGGATAATGTAACCGCGATACTGGAGAACGGCCAGGCCGCAACGTTTGAGGGATGCGCCGTTGATATTGCGCTACCGGCCCGAAATGCGGACGGGACTCAGGACCTGAAATTTGCACTAAGCAATATTGATGGCGTAGTTTCTGGCGCGATTGATGAGGTATTAGACGCAAACATGCCTGCAACGTTAACGTTTCGTCGCTATATCTCAACCGATCTATCAGCTCCATCCGCATCTCCGTATACCCTCGATATCAAATCAGGCTCCTGGACGCCGACATCTGTGCAAGTCACCGCCGGGTACATGAATATCCTGAAAACCGCGTGGCCGCGACATCGTTTTAACCTGGCTGAACATCCAGGACTGCGTTACACAAGCTGAGGTCCACATGCTTAATACCGAAAAATACCGTTCAGTCAGGTGGCTGAAGGGCGGACGCGTGCATCCCGAACTTGATTGCTTCGGCGTTGTGAATGAGATCAGGGGCGATCTTGGTCTGCCTCTGTATCCAGATTTCGCAGGAGTAACAAAGGACGGTGGCGGGCTCGACAGATCGGCAAAGGAATACATTCAGAAAATGATTAAGTGTTCACCCGAGCCTGGCGCTCTGGCGCTTTGTTTTTCTGGTTCAGTGGTGACCCACGTAGGGATCGTTATCGTTTTGGATGATTGTCTGAAAGTAGCTGAGTGCAATCCCGGAATAAACGTTACGTTTGTTGACCTGGCGAGATTTATTCGCCGCTTTAGCAGAGTGGAGTTCTGGCAATGACAATCAAGATATACCCGTCGCGCCTGCCCGGGGAGCCGCTTGAAACCCATGAGCACGGCACCGTAACTTTCCATGAATGGATGGTAAAAAATGTACCGAGCTATGATAGCGAAAAATCACCACCGTTCAGCGTAGAAGTCGGCGGCGTACATGTTCCGGCCAGTGCGTGGGCTTTGTGTCAGCTGCACCCTGAAACTGACGTGCGTATTTACCCCATTCCTTACGGCACTGGACTTGAGGTCGCGATCTGGGTATCTATCGCAGTTTCTATTGCGTCAACAGCATATGCGCTGTTCTTTGCTCCAAAGCCTGGTCTTGGCGGTTTCTCTGCCAGCGGAGCCAGCTCGCTGGACCTCAACCCCGCGAAAGCCAACACTGCCAAACTTGGCGACCCGATCCGCGAGGCATTTGGCCGGAACAGGATTTACCCTGATTACCTGGTTCAACCTGTCACCCGGTTTGACCCCAACGATCCAACGAGAATGACTGTAGAAATGTTCCTTTGCCTGGGCGAAGGGCGCTTCTCTTATACCGGTGGCGATTTCCGGGTGGGCGAAACCCCGGCGCTAACACTGGGCAACGGGTTTAGCTTTACTGGATATGGCCCCGGAGACAATGTCGGCGGGGATCGGCGTAGTGAAAACTGGTTCAACAGTACAGAAGTCGGTGGGACGTCGAGCGGTTCAGGCCTGGACATGGCTCAGACTGCACCGGAAACCAGCGATATTGTGGCCGATGCGCTTTCCGTTACTGGTGCTTCTGTTTCTTTCATCGGGCTGAATGATGGCGACGATGATGAGGATAACGATAATACGCTGCCTCCTGGGTGGGTCTCTGGCGCAATCATTACAATGACCGTGCCGATGAATTTTCAGGTTTCAACGGATGCTGGCTATAACGTAATCGCGAGCGATAGCATCACAGAGATCGCGCCGTATGCTGGAATGCCGGTGACGCTGAACTACAGCGGCGTTGACTACGACCTGCAGATCGCCACGTACACACCGCATCAGAACGCAGTTCCTGGAAACGGCGGGTCACCGGCTATCCTGCGCGGAAATGCCGCACCGTTGTCATATGATTTTTCGGGCACAACGCAGACCTTCAATATCAGCTGGCGTGGCAGCTCATATACCGTATCGCTGGTGGCTAACTATGGCGGTATGTCTGCGATGCTGGCTGCAATTAATGAGGGGTTATCAGGCTCTGGACTTCTGGCTACTGACGATGGCGGAGTGGTTCGGATTGCCGAATCAGCGAGCCCATGGCGCGGGGGAAGCATAGGAGCATCCTCTTTACCTTCAGCTGTATTTGGCGATAACCCTGCTAATACTCAAGGCACTGCATCCAGCGGTGGAAGCCCGGCAGTAACGGCAAGCGTTAAGCTGGCATACCTTTCAGGTACGGCATTCTCTGGCTTGCCTGAAGGTAATCAGCGCCTTTCCCTTGCACATCGCGGCAGCGAGTATCAGATAGTAACCACGGATGCAGCATCGGCAACAGTTCAGCGTGTCATCAATGGTGTAGTAGATAATAACTGGCCTGGCTTTGTCACTCGCACCGTTCTTGATTTCGACGTTTCCGGCATTAACCATAACGATCGCTGGATGGGGCCTTTTCTTGTTTGTCCGGCGAATGAAATTGTAGATGTGTTTGAGGTGAACTTCGCGTTCCCGAACGGCATTGTTCGCTACAACAAGAAAGGCAAAAAGCGGACCCGGACAGTAACCTGGGAGCTGCAGTACCGGGTTTACGGCGCGGGTAGCGGATGGACAAGCGTTACAGGCGCATACAGCCACCAAAATGTTAATGGGCTTGGATTCACAGAGAGGGTAACCCTTCAGTCTCCTGGGCTGGTGGAGGTTCGATGCCGCAGGACAAATGAGCAAGGGGAAGACAACGCCCGCGATCAAATGTACTGGCAAGCCTTGCGGGGAAGGCTCCTGGCGCGCCCCTCTTCTTATGCAAATATTTCAACCATCGGGGTGACTGTTGAAACCGGCGGTAAGTTGGCGGCTCAGTCTGATAAGCGCGTATCTGTCGTGGCGACAAGAAACTATGACGGCGGCGGTGACAGAACCGTAAGCGGTGCTTTTTATCACGTTGCCCATAGCCTGGGGTATCGGGATAACCAGATTGATACGGCTACCGTTAATATGCTGGAGTCCACCTACTGGACGCCCCGCGCAGAGTTTTTCGATCATCAGGCTTTCAGTGATAGCACGTCCGCAAAGGATATTTTCGACAAAATAACCGAAGCAGGTATGGGGTATTTTCTTTTATCAGATGGCCTTCTTTCTGCTGGCCGCGAGGGGGTTAAAACCTGGAGCGGAATCATTACGCCGCAGGACACGATTGAGGATATGGAGACCTCATTTCGTATGCCATCTGACGATGACTACGGCGGGGTTGACGTTAAATACATCAACCCGACAACATGGGCAGAGGAAACTGTGCAATGTAGGGTTCCAGGCGATCCGTTCCCGCGTAAGGTTGAAACGTATACCATTGACGTTGCGATGAGCGAAAGCAGGGCATGGCGGATCGGTATGCGCAGGCTGATGAAATATATCCATCAGCGCCGAACGTATACAGCCACAACAGCGTTACTTGGCTGGTGTCACCAGTTCGGCGATCACATCATCCTTGCCGACGATATTACAACCAGCAAAACTATCAGTTGCCTTGTTGATGCGATGGCATATGACGATCAGAAAATAACTTTGCATGTTACTGAGCCACTCGACTGGAGCTATGCAAATCCCCGTTGCTGGGTTCAATTTCAGGACGGAGGGGCTTCCAGACTGCTGACGCCCGATATGGTTGACGAGCAGACGTTGACGATCCCCTACAGCGAGGACCTTCACCCTTATGACTGGGTTATGGATGATCCTGATATTGACCCACCACGCTTGCTGTTTTGTGATAGTGAAAAAGGCGCGCGACATGGCATCGCTCAGAATATTGCGCCAGCTGGCGACGGAAACTGCGAAGTTACAGCTCCTGAATATAAAGAAATTTTTTATCAGTACGACGATGCCCAATATCCAGGCAACGTAGCTTAAAAGTTTTCCTCGTAAACAATGATTTTCCACGCGGCCATAGCTGCGTGAAATATATTATTCGGAGCAAAAAATATGGCTTTTAATCCGCCATTGGGTACCACAGTACCCGTAGTGCTACTAGATAATGCTACTCGCCTTGATGAATTAGTTAATGGACCAAACTCTGAGGTGCCAGACCGCGCAGGAGAACCCCTTGATTCATGGCGGAAAATGATGGCTAAGAATGAAGAGATCAGAAATAATCTAATTCCTCTCAGTCGCCAGTATATGACCGTGGCTGACGCGCAGGACGATATTGCAAATATTCCTAATGGTGCTACAACCTATGTTCGCAGTCCCGATGGTAGCGCCCTGGCAATTGAGTACATAAATAATAACGGCGTGCTGGAGCCCACAGGGCGCAAGATGGCGTCACAGGAATATATAGAAGAAGGATTCACCCCGGGTCGCATTGTTCCGAAAAATAATGATGTTGCTATTGCTGTCACGTTCGGAGACGGATCGCGCTCATGGATGGAATCAGATTACGAGGGGCGGCCAACTGACCATGCTGTAGATGTTCTTTCTGATAATTTCCCGCGATCAATGAACACTGACAGCGACGACGATGTTTATATTGCTCAAACTTTCGCTGACGGGTCACGGACATTTCTGGAAACAGACGGGCGGGGAGCGCCAACAAAATATTCATCGAAATTAATCGGCGATTCTGTGGGCGTGGGGAGTTCGCCATATTCAAACGATCAGGTTGCTATTGCGACGTTATTTGCAAATGGGGTCAGGTCTTGGCTTGAATCTGGTTACGACGGCGGTCCAACGGCACACGCAGCACAAAAAATAATGGCAGCTATTTCTGGACTATTACCGGCGTTTGAAAACCAGACGGTTTCTCTCTCAACAGCCCCAGATGGACCAAAACGCGAATATCCGACGTTCGAACGAATGGATTATCCGATAGTGCAGTTTTCACAGCAGAGCGCAGAGAGTGTTTACTGGCCGTGGATCGTTGATAAATCGAGTTGGGGCAGCAACGGATATGCGCTGTTTTACAGCACAGACCATGCCGCGACTCATGAGCCGTCAGGCATTTTTCTGATGGAGTCAGACAGTGTTACCGGGCCATGGGTTAACCGAGGCAAGGTCTGGCGTGACGACACCGGCGGTGATCAGACAGAAACCCCGTCGGTGATTTATGACCCGGTAGCGAATAAAGTCCTGATGTTTTACCAACAAGGGAATGTACCGGGAGCGGTGGGCGCGCAGCAGACGTGCCTAGCGACTGCTGACCCGTCAGACCTGACGAAATGGACACGCGTCGGCATCGTACTGGATAAAGAATTTCCCGAGCAACCCGGTGACGGCCACTGCGGGTATTTTCGCCCGTTCCAGTTTAACGGTAAATGGTACGGCTACAGCCTGTACGGTGGAACCAACCACTCTAACGCCAGCATGTGGACATCTAACGACGGCGGCTATACATGGCGTCGAGATGGGCGGCTACTCGGCTGGATGCAGGATAAATGCGGATTTCTGGCCAACGAATTAGGGATTGACGCGCAAACGGTCGTCCTGAGTATTTATGAGGGGGATGTCCTTAGCTGGAAGGGCAATCCCTGGTGGGTGGGGGTGGTAGGGCGAGCAGTATCTGGTAGTGTGGCGAGCCGTAATTCCCGGCTAGTTACCGCGCCATTGTCTGATGATTTTGGGTCTCTCGCTGCACGGGTAATCGATATTACTCCGCGACAGGCGGCATATGAGAGCCAGGACGGTATTGATTACCCCGGAAACTGTATCAGCGCAGATGGAGCCATTTATATGGTTTATCGAACAGGTGGACAAAAGGGTAATTTTGCGCTGATGAGGCTGAAATAATGAATGGTTTATTTTCTAAAACGTGGGAAACAAATTTCGACGGTGGAATTGTTCCGGCGTGGCTAACACTGAATGCGGGCGTTATTGCATCTGAATCTACTGCTGGATGGGGAGGTATTACGCTAAAGCGCGAATCGTCAACCGGAGATAAGGTTTTATCCGCCCCGGCGATAACAGATGCCAGACTGACGGGCTTGGAGATGGAGTGTGTATTCACGGGACTCGACGCATCTCACGGCTCATTAGAAATAGGTTTCCTGTCTGGAGCGGATGGATGCTTTGTAAAAGCAAGTGGCCCAGGTGTATATGTTGTTACTCGAAAGGGAGGGGTTGAGACACAACGCTATTGTTATATTAGGTTGAGTGACCCGAGCATTATCTACCCATTAAAAATAAAATGGGACATTAAAGGTAAAACTGTTCAGGTATCAAAAGGTGACGGTGCTGTTTATATCTATTTCGATAATCTCGATGCTGGGTTAACAGGTACTCAACCAATGTTGGCATGGCGTAACGCGCCAGTTAATAACGTAGACACTCTGATTTCTCTTTCTCTGACTAAACATTTTCTGTAGAGGCCTAAATGACATATCGTATTGCAGCTAACGTATTCCCGTCCGTAGATAATCTTCCAACGCTAAATGATTCATTCTCTGACCTTTTGGTTAATGGCTCGTTGTCTTTAATCGATAAACCCAATCTGCAATTAGCAAAAGGATTAACCCCAGGAGCATCAATTGGAAACCTGGCTGAGTCATACGTCAAAGCCCAAACAGGTAGCGCAACAGGAAACGCATATATCGCAAATATTATCCCGACCAACTTCCCCACTGGTTCAACAGATTTCTCACAGTATTTTAAAACTGAAATCACCGCGCGCGGCGGGCTTCACGTTGTGCCGTTCCTGGGTAAAAATCCGGATAAAGCTATCGGACTGGCTATTCGCACACTGTCTAACTCAGTAATGGCTAGCGTCCTCAGTGCCCCGAAAAACATTTATATGGACCTATGGTGCCGCGTCACGCGACTTCCTGTGGTTAATTCCTCTGGACCTGCGGCGTGGAAAACCACAAAACTACATCTAATAGGGACCAACGGTGAAACGCCGACATCATCTGCCAACATCGCGACTATGCAGTACGATCTCACTTCGTCAGCACTGACTGCAACGCCTGTGCCTGCGAGCAATGGTCAGTTGCTCTCGGACAAATATCTCGCTCGCGGGATTGGACTTGGCGAGGCCAGAATGCTGTCTAGCGCTGCTGCGCACCCGGCCGCTTCTGTTGCGTCTCCGTCGATTCCGTTCTCAATTTCCGAAGGCAATTTCAACGGCATGGGCATCGTAATCTATGGCAGTTATATGGAAGACCTGACCACCTCTGGTCGTACAGCAGACGCTGTCGCAGCTATACGTAAACGCGATTTTGATGCCGCGTTTACGCTCGGCGGTAGATTCTACTCAGACTCGTGGAAAATTTCTGATTAACTTGATCTCCGCCACCATTAAAACTACTGTATGTAAAAACAGTATTATGATGGTGACTACAATGCAGTTCATTAAACCAGCAGATTTGCGGGAAGTTGTCGCGCTCCCTCTCTTTTCAGACCTCGTGCAATGCGGCTTTCCGTCGCCAGCACAGGATTATGTAGAGCAGCGGCTAGACCTCAACGAGCTGATGGTCAGGCACCCAAGCGCTACATATTTTGTCAAAGCTTCTGGCGACTCGATGCGTGATGCGGGGATAGGGGAAGGGGATCTGCTGGTCGTCGATAGCGCTCGAACGGCGGAGCACGGAGACATTGTAATTGCCGCGGTCGATGGTGAATTTACTGTAAAACGGCTGCAACTACATCCTGCAGTCATGCTTAAAGCAGAAAACCCGGCGTACCGACCGATAATGATCGGTGCAGAGGACAATCTTGAAATATTCGGTGTCGTTACATACATCGTCAAGGCCGCTGGGTGATGTTTGCGCTCGTTGATGTTAATTCATTCTATGCGTCGTGCGAAACAGCATTCAGGCCCGATCTGAAAGGTCTTCCTGTCGTCGTTCTCAGCAATAATGACGGCTGCGTGATCGCCAGAAGCGCAGAAGCAAAACCGCTAGTGACGATGGGCGAGCCGTATTTCAAACAGCGCGAGCAGTTCCAGAGGCATGGCATAATCGCATTCAGCAGCAACTATGAGCTGTACGCTGATATGAGCGATAGAGTGATGACGACGCTTGAGGAGATGTGTCCCCGGGTAGAGATTTACAGCATTGATGAGGCGTTTTGCGATTTAACCGGCGTCCGAAATTGCCGCGATTTAACCGAATTTGGACTGGAAATTCGCGCCAGCGTACTGCAACGGACCCACCTTACGGTTGGTGTAGGCATTGCTCAGACAAAAACGCTCGCTAAGCTCGCTAACCATGCAGCCAAAAAATGGCAGGCTCAAACCGGCGGTGTCGTTGATCTGTCGGACATTGATAAGCAGCGGAAACTGATGGCGTACTACCCGGTAGATGAGGTGTGGGGCGTCGGTCGGCGGCTGACTAAAAAACTCAACGCAATGGGTATCAACACTGTTCTGCAGCTCGCTGATACCCCGGCATGGGTTATCAGGAAGCATTTCAATGTGGTGCTGGAGCGAACGGTGCGGGAGCTGAACGGCGAACCGTGTCTGGAGCTGGAGGAGTTCGCGCCGACGAAACAGGAAATCGTCTGCTCCCGGTCATTCGGGGAGCGAGTCACAGATTACGACCAGATGCGGCAGGCCATCTGTAACCACGCCGCCCGCGCAGCGGAGAAACTCCGTGGCGAGCATCAGTACTGTCGTTACATATCAGCATTCATCAAAACCAGCCCCTTCGACACAAGCTCAGTCTACTACGGGCAGCGCGCAGCAATCAAACTCATGACGCCAACACAGGACAGCCGCGACATCATTAATGCTGCTATTCGATGTCTCGACGAAATCTGGCTATCAGGGCATCGCTATCAAAAATGCGGGGTCATGTTGGGGGATTTCTTCAGCCAGGGGATCGCCCAGCTCAATTTGTTCGACGAGAACATTGCGCGCGCTGATAGCGAGCAACTGATGGGCCTGCTGGACAAGCTGAATAAAAAAGAGGGCCGCGGGACGTTATTCTTCGCTGGGCAGGGAATACAGCAGCAATGGCAGATGAAGCGCGAGATGTTGTCTCCGCGGTACACAACGCGATGGAGTGACATTCCAGTCGTTAAGTGCACATAA